GACCTGAGCGGTGCCGACCTGGGCGGTGCCTACCTGCGCGATGCCTACCTGAGCGGTGCCGACCTGAGCGGTGCCGACCTGGGCGGTGCCGACCTGCGCGACCTTGCCGGCCTCTGGGGCGCCAGAGGCAACCTGCGCGAAATCAAGGCCATCCAGTGCGATACGTGGCCGGTCACCTACACCGCGACGCATATGCAGATCGGCTGCCAATTCCACGAACTGGAGCGCTGGTGGTCGTTCACCGATGAGCAGATCGGCCGGATGGATTCGTCGGCGCTGGCGTGGTGGCAGAAGTGGAAGCCGGTGCTGCACACGATCGTGACGATGTCGCCGGCCGTGCCTGGCGGCGAGAAGCCGGCCGAGCAGCAAGAAGCCGCCTGACCTTCCCCACCCGCCCCGGGTGCCGGGGCAAGGAGACCACCATGGAACAGCAAACCAAGCCGACGGCGACCGATGGCGAAGCCGTGCACGTCATGCGTCAGTACGGCGGTTCGTTCATCAAGCAGTTGGCGCAGTTGTGGCTGACGGCTGACCCGATCAATCAAGCCCGCGTGGCGGAGGCGTTCCGGCCGGAATTCGACCGTTACCGCGTGGATGCCGCGGCCCTGGCGCATTACCAGGGCCTGGCGCGTGAGGCTGAACTGGCGGGGAGGAACTGACCATGGGTGCCTATCACGCTGAACTGATGGACGACCTGCTGCGCGTGGCGCCGCCCTTCTCCCTGCCGCACGAGGTGGACCAGGACGCGCCGACGGTAACGAAGGCGCAGGCCGTCGCCGCCGTGGCGGCCTGCCTGGGCAATGACGAGCCGACCGCCTTCGGCCTGACGGCTGCCCAGTGGGCGGAATACCTGATGGACGAGCTGGCCGACAACCAGGGCGCGGTGCTGCTGGTGCTGCTGATCGGCTCGACCGTGCCGAGCGTGGGCGCGTTCCTGGCCGGGCACCTGGGCAACTGCATTGAGGCCGAGGCCAACCGCCTGCTGGCCGAAATGGACCCTGACGAAGCCGAGGCCTACCTGTGATCGTCCTCGTGATCCTTGGCGCTGTGGTGGTGGCGGACGCCCTCTACGACCTGTGGAAGACCCGCAAATGACCACCGCCCTTTTCATCCTGGCCGGCCTGTGCGCCGCCTACTTGATTGGCCGCGCGAGGTGCCCAATGATCCGCCGCCTGCTGAGCGACCGCGACAACCGCGTCGCCGCCTACGTGGTGGCCGGCCTGCTGACCGCGCTGATCTTCGGCTATGGCGAGCGCCAGCAGACCGACGCCCAGTCCACCCCCTACCCCACCTGCGAAGGCTGCGGCAAGACCGCCGTGACCGCCAAGGAATGACCATGCTCCGCATCTACCACGGCGGTCCCGGCGAGATTCCGCCCATTGACGAGCGTGTCCCCGCCGACGTCTTCGAGAACGCCATCCGCGCGTTCGGCGTCGTCGCCGCATGCGAATGGTTCGGCCACTCGCCGGACAGCCAATTCACTGCCGACACCATCCGCGAGCTGCGGTTGCGGTCGGGCATCCCCCAGGAATCAGCATGAACAACCTACAAGTCATCACCCAGGACATCTACGACAGCCGTGCGACCTTCGCCGCGGTGCTGACCGATCCTTCGATCAACTTCGAGAAGGAAGCCGGGTTCGCCATCCAGGTGCTGCAGAACAACGACTTCGCGCTGAAGGTCGCCACCGGCAACCGCCAGTCGGTGATCAACGCGGTGACGAACGTGGCCGCGATCGGCATCAGCCTGAACCCAGCGAAGCGCCAGGCGTACCTGGTGCCGCGCGATGGGCGCATCTGCCTGGACATCAGCTATATGGGCCTGATCGACCTGGCCGTGGCCACCGGCTCGATCCGCTGGGCCCAGGCCGAACTGGTGCGCGCTGGCGACAACTTCGCGCTGAACGGCTTCGACGGTCCGCCCACGCACGTTTTCAACCCGTTCAGCAAGGACCGCGGCGAGATCGTCGGCGCCTACGTTGTGGTCAAGACCGCCGACGGCGACTACCTGACCACGCCCATGAGCAAAGACGAAATCGACGGGATCATGAACCGGTCGCAGTCGGTGAAGTCCGGCAAGTCGTCGCCCTGGAAGACCGACTACGGCGAGATGGCCAAAAAGACGGTCGTGAAGCGCGCCTACAAGTACTGGCCGAAGAACGACCGCCTGTCGGAAGCGATCCACCACCTGAACACGGACGGCGGCGAAGGCCTGGCCACCACCGCCAGCGCGCCGGCCGACCCCGACCTGCTGCCGCGCCTGCGCAAGGCCGTCGACGCCGCCCGGGATGCCGTCGCCCTGGAACAGGTCTGGAAGGACGGGTTGGCCGAGGTGCGCGCCACCAAGGACATGGGCATCTACAACGCGTTCAAGGCCGCCGTGGCAGCGCGCGGCGCGGTGCTGCGCGGCGAGGCCGTTCCCACCGAAACGCCGCCGGACGACGGCAAGACCATCGACGAAGCGCCGGCCACCACCGCGCCGGCAGACGACGGCTTCGGCCGTGACGACAACAGGAGCGAATGATGCTGATCGTCAACTGCGAGCAGGGCAGCGAGGAATGGCACGCCGCGCGCGCTGGAGTGATCACCGCCAGCATGTTCTCGGTGGCCCGCAAGCGCGTGGGCGTGCTGGACGAGCGCCAGGCGCTGTACGTGGCCTATGTGAGGGCCGGCATGGACACCAAGGAAGCGGCGGCGAAGGCCGGCTACAAGTCGGCGCCGCGTGCCGAAGGCGTCGAGCGCGCCCTGGCCGGCCTGCCGGTGGGTAACTTCTCGGGCGAGGCCAAGGACTACGCGTTCCGCCTCGCGGTCGAGCGCATCGCTGGCCAGCCGCTGGACGAGGGCTACCAGAATTGGGCCATGCGCCGTGGGCACGAACTGGAGCCCGAGGCCCGCATGGAACACGAAATGCAGACCGGCCTGCTGGTCGAGCGTGCCGGCTTCGTGCTTACCGACGACCGCCTTTTCGGCGCCAGCGCGGACGGCCTGATCGGCGACCCCGGCGGCAGCGAATACAAGTGCTTCCTCGCTCCGGACAAGCTGCGCGCCTTCCACATCGACAACGATCCCAGCGAAGTAATGGACCAGGTACAGGGCTGCATGTGGATCACCGGCCGCGCCTGGTGGCACCTGGGCCTGTACTGCCCCGCCCTGGCGCCGATCGGCAAGCAGCTTTGGCTGCGCGAATTCAAGCGCGACGACGACTACATCGACCGCCTCGTTGACGACCTGATGCAGTTCGCCGGGCTGGTCGACCAATACGAAACCACCCTGCGCCGCAAGGCCGCCTGACGGAGAAACCTGTGTACATACCCTACGAAAACGAACGCGAGCTGTCCGTCTTGATCGGGCAGGTTCTGCTCGAAGTCGTCGCGACCGATAAGCAAATCGACTTCACGACCACCGATGGCAAGCAGTACCGCATGTTTCACAACCAGGACTGCTGCGAAAGCGTCTCCATCGAATCCATCGTTGGCGACCTGAAAGACCTGATCGGCGAACCAATTCTGGTGGCCGAGGAAGTCAGCAGCGAAGGCGTGCCGCCGCCCGAAAGCGAAGTCAGCGAATGGGGTGGGCCCGAGTCTTTTACGTGGACCTTCTACAAGCTCGCGACCCGCAAGGGCTACGTCGACATCCGCTGGTACGGCTCTTCCAACGGCTACTACAGCGAGAGCGTCGACTTCTACGAAATCCATCCCGAAGCCTAACCCTTCCCCAGCAGCACAACCTAGGAGACTGACGAATGTTCAGCCTGGAAAGCCAGAAAGTCACCCTCGCGCACCTGAACGTGCGCCCCGAGAACCACGGCGACGAGAAAGTCGGCGGCGCGGACCTGAAGATCGCCTTCACAGAGAGCAATGGCCTGCTGGCCATGTTCCACCCTGTGCTGCGCGATGCGCTGTATCGCCGCGAAGAGACGCCGCCTGAACAGGAAGAAATCTTCGAAGGCAGCCCGGCTGATGCGCTGACCGTGCGCAAGTTCGGCGACCTGATCGGCGCGCTGCGCCTCAAGCACGAACTGAAGGGTGCGCAGGTCGTGATCGGCTTTGGCCTGGGCGGCGCGTCCGACATCGACTTCGAGACGGCCGACGTTGACCACTTCTCGGTGGACCTGATGGAAGGCGGCAGCGCTCGCTATGGCTTCCGCGTCAAGTGCAACCCCACGGGCGAGCAGATCAAGCGCCTGTACGAGGTCCTGGGTGGCGAGGTCGATATCAGCGTCACGCCCGCCGTCGACAAGCAGGGATCGCTGGGCCTGAACCTGGAACCCGAAGCGGCGTAACCCCACGGCCGGCGCGGCGCTGCCCGCCGGCCACCTATACAGAGCACACGATGAGCAAACGGTACGGAAGGAATCAGCGGCGCCGCGCACGCGAACGCGTCGCGCAGCTGGAGCTATCGAACAGCATGGGCCAGGGCTTGCTTGAGCAAGCTCACCGCAGGCTTGCAGAGGCGGAAGCAGTGATCGACCACGCAAGAAGCGTTCTCGGCCATGACGTGGCGCTGCCGCCGGTCATGCGCGGCGATCACCCGAATCCGCTGGGTGGCGACTTTGTGCTGGCACAGCCGACCGCTATCAACGCGCTCCCCTACCTTGGCGACGAGTCGATGCCGCTGACCCTCGACATGAAAGTTATCCAGATGCGGCAGCTCTTGGCTAGCCTGGATTATCAGGACTACCGCGGCGCCTTGCACTTCCACGTGAAGCTAGATGACGGCCACGTGGCCTATGCGATTGACGAGCGAGCCTTCGCACAGATGCCCCGCGAGGCACTTGCCGCCACGCTGCACGGGCCTATCGCCAAAGCCCTGGCCAATTTGCTCGCCGTCCACCTGAAAGGACGTTGACCATGATCCCCGCCATGAACCGCCAGCAGCGTCGCATGCTCGAAAAGCAGCAGGCCCGCGTGCGCGCCACTCGCAGGCCGGACCGCCCGGCCCGCCTGCCGATGCTGATCAAGGCCCAGCAGACCCTGGCGCCGCTGGAAGCGATCATTGACCAGATCGAGCGCGACGGCACGATCACCACCGACGCCCGCGGCACGCCGATTTTCCACTGCGTCGCCGACGGCGAATGGTACGCCAGCGCGCCGGCTATCTCGGGCATGGCCGACTTCTTCGATATGTGGGCCACCCGCCACGGCAGCCCGTTCAAGGCCGCGGCGCTGCGCCAGCTGGCCAACCGCCTGGACGTGGGCATGCCCATCGACGGGCCCCTGATGGCCGCCCTGCAGGCCGAGATACCCGCCCTTCGCCGCATCGGCGCCGGCCTGACCCAGGCTGACGCGTCCGACCTGCTGCGCCAGACCCAAATCCTTGCTGAATTGGACGCCGCGCGCGCCACTGGAGCCTGACATGACCACCATACCCGCCGGCTGGAAGCTGGTGCCCATTGAGCCGACCGAGCCGATGCATGTTGCCGCGGTGCGTACCATCAGAAACTGCACCGGCAACGATGACTTCCCGCCGCGCGTCTACGCCGCCATGCTTGCCGCAGCCCCTGCTGCGCCGGCCGATGGCTGGCTGCCCATCGAGAGCGCGCCGAAGGATGGAACCCATATTTTGGCGTGGCGCGAAGATTGCGGCCAGTTCATCGCCAGCTACACGTCGGCGGACGGGTTCCCGCTGACGCAAGCCGAACTTGACGCCTACGACGAAGACACGCTGTTCCAAAAGGATTGGTTCACGCAGTGGCCCGACGCCACCCGCCTGGATGGCAGCGAGGTGCCCACGAAGTGGCAGCGCTTGCCGGCTGATCCCGGCGCCGCCCCCGCTGCTGGCGATGCGCTGGCCGATCCTGCGTTGCAGAAGCTGTTCGGCGACGCAATCACCGGCGCGCTGGGATTCGGCGCCCAGGGTGTGAACCCGCCGCCCGTAGGCCATTGGCTGGAACCATTCTGGAACATGGCACGGGCCGACGCTGCTTTGGCCGCCGGCCTGGCGCTGCTCGACCACCCCCTGTTGCGCGACGTCTTGGGCTATGTCGAGGATGCCGGCCCGGCTGATGTATGGGGCGCCGCTCAATCCTGGATGGGCCTGCGTGACGCCGCCATTGCAGCCCAATCCGGAGGAAAAGATGGCGATCACTAAAACCGGGGTGCACCTTCTTGAACTGGATGGCATCCGCATGCCCTTGCGCCACTTTGCCCGAGTGTATGGCATCCACGAAGCCACACTGCACGGCAGAATCAAGCGCGGCATGTCATTGCGAGCTGCGTTGGAGACGCCTGTTGATGCGGTCCAGTCACACAAGAACAAGCTCATGGTGGACAAACGCTGGAGGGGTATCCAGCAGCCAGAATGGTCGGATGGAAAGAAGCGCGCATACGCCACCCATGAATCCATGAAGCGCCGCTGCCTAGTCAGCACGTGCGCTGTATACAAGTATTACGGCGCGCGGGGCATAACGGTATGCGAGCGCTGGTTGGATTTCGCAAACTTCCACGCAGACATGGGAGACAGGCCGTTGGGCACAACGCTTGATCGGATCGACAACTATGGCAACTATGAGCCTGGAAACTGCCGCTGGGCTACGCACAGGGAACAAAGCCACAACAAGCGCCGGCAAGTCCTTTTCCTTGAATACCAGGGAAAGAAGATGACGGTCAAGGAATGGGCGGATGAACTTGGCTTTGACGTGACCACAATCAGGGACCGCATAAGAGGCGGCCATCCGATTGAGCGAGTTCTAAGCCGCGAACCGTTGAAGCCTAATTCTCGGCACCGCCCCATCCAATCGAGCGGCCAGGGCGCGGGGAGCAAATCATGAACTGGCTGCACTTCGCCATTGGCTTCGGTGTCGGCTGCGCTTACTGCTCGGCTGTCACCTTCATCAAGGCTTACCTCGAACGGCGAGACGACTTGCGCCAGCAGGGCGCGGGGAGGTGAGCATGATCGCCCCAAAGCCTGCACCCCTGCTGGCTCGCCTGCAAGCTGCTATCAAGTGCGCTCACCAGGAAGCCCCTGGCTGGCTTGCCCCCGTTATGCGTGAAGCCCGGGACGAAATCAAGCGTCTCCGCCGAGAACTGGCCGCCGAGAAGCGGCGTCCGAAAAGGAATGGAAAGACATGACCGACCAAAACAACGCCACCCAGCCCGTGCTGACGGATGACGAAATCAGGACTGCCGCGAAGGCAGCGATTCGTGACGCCAAAGAACAGGGACTAGCCAATGCCGGTCCGCACGAATACATCGCTGCCGGCGCCGCCGCCCTGCTGTCCAAGCTGCGCGCGGAGGGCGTGCCGGTGGACGATGAGGTAGTGCCCCCGCCGATAGCCCCGGACGATGAAGCAATCTCGGAATGCTGGATCAGCGCCAGCGACTGCGACGGCATCGCCTACGACGGGCCTTCCTTCCAGCGGGGCTACAGGGCAGGGGAAATCGCTGAACGTGATCGAGCGACCGGCGCCGCTCCCGTGGCAAGCGCCACTGCCGATGAGCGGGCGCTGACGACGGAGCAGCGGAAAGAATTCATTCGCCGCGCCAGCTTCATCAGCGAGGCCGACCACGACACCAGAGCGGCCTTCGTGGACGAGATTGCCAGCGCCACCCTGGCAAGCGCCCCTGTAGCCGGATGGAGCCTGCGTGGCCCGTCGGCCGGAAGTTGGCGCGGGGAATTTTCCCGCCGCGTGTACGAGAACTTGGCCGCCGCCGACAATCAGGACGTGCCGCTGGAAGAATACCCGGCGCGCATCCTGGCCGTGCTGGATGCCATGGGCGCCCCTGTAGCCGGGGAGCTTGTGACCGTTGAGGTCTACGTGTATCGAGAGGGCAATCGGTATCTGGCGAGTGCGCTTTTGCCTAACGACACGCCGTTGCGCCCCGGCCTGAATACGCTCTATGCCGCGCCCCAGGCCAGCGAGGCGGCGGCGGCCGTGCGCACGCTGCAAGCCAAGTGTTACACCTACCACGGCGGCGAACAGTGGAAACCGCCACTCGGGGATGCGGCTGCCACCGTGGCACGACTGGATAAGATCGACGCCTATCGCATCGAAGCGATGTACCTGCTGCGTGAGGCCGGTGCGCTGCTGCCGACCTTCACCACCGCCGAAGAAATCGGCGCCTGGCGGGAAAAGGTGCGCAAGTTCGGTGCCGGCGATGTCATCGACGTGCCGCCCCAGACCAGCGAGTACGAGCGCGGCCATGCTGCCGGCTGGGCGGCAGGATGGGATCAGGCTATCAAGCAGCCCCAGGCCAGCCAGGCGGTGCGCAACGCAGCCCTGGAGCTGGCGGCGGGGATTGTCGGTGGAACCTGCTGGGCTGGCTATCCGATGTGGGTCTCTGAACTGATCGCCAAACATATCCGCGCCCTCAAGCAGCCCCAGGCGGACAAGGACGGCGGGCAGCAGCACGCCAGGAATGTCGAGGCAGCGTGGGCGGAATGCCGCGCCGACGTCGGCACGGGAGGATGGACCGTGTCCGAGACGATCAACTATCACGGTTTCTTCTTGCACGGCTGGCGCGCCGCCCTTTCTGCCACCCAGACCGAACAAGGAGAGCGGGATGCGTGATTCAGCGATCCTCGATCCTTGCTGCGGCGGCCGCATGATGTGGTTTGACCGCCAGGACCAGCGCGCGCTCTTTGGCGACATCCGCAGCGAGGAACACACCCTATGCGACGGCCGGGCCTTCAACATCACGCCCGACCTGAACATGGACTTCCGCGCCATGCCTTTCACCGCCGACTCGTTCAGCCTGGTGGTGTTCGACCCGCCGCACCTTCGCCGCGCCGGCCGAGATTCCTGGCTCCGCGCCAAGTACGGAATCCTGGGTGACGACTGGCAGCAGGATCTGCGCCAGGGCCTGGCCGAGTGCTTCCGCGTGCTGAAACCTGCCGGCGTGCTGATCTTCAAGTGGGCCGAGGTCCAGATCCCGGTCAGCCAGATCCTGGCCCTGACCGAACATCGGCCACTGTTTGGCCACAAGTCCGGCAAGCGCGAAAAGACCCACTGGCTGACGTTCATGAAGCCGGCCGACACCGACAAGAAGGAGATGTGATGGCTTCCCCGTACCTCACGCCGGATGAGGTCAAGGCGCTGACCGGCTATGTCACGCGCGCCGCGGCCTGCCGGTGGCTTGAGCGCAACGGCTGGCCCTTCGCCCGCGCCGCTGGCGACGGCTGGCCGCGCATCCTGCGCGAGTACCATGATGCCCGGCTATCGGGCGAAGAGAAGCGGCGACCGAAAAGCGGCGCCGAGCCGAATTGGAGATGCGCGGCATGATTGCCAAGCGAACAAAGAACCTGAAACTGGGCCTCTTGCCTCGTATGGAGGCGCGGCCGCGCGCCAAAGGCGGTTGGACTTTTCGGTATTACACCTATGACCGGAAATACATCAACCTGGGGCACGACCGCGCCGAGGCCATCAAGCGCGTGCTGGAGATGGAACGCCGCGCACCGGACACCGGCACCGTCGGCGAGCTGATCCGCGAGTACATGGCCAGCGGCAGCTTCAAGAACGACCTGGCGCCGAAGACTCAGGACGACTACATCACAGCCAGCAAGCAGGTCCTGGAGCGCTTCTCGGCCATGCAGGTCGATGACATGAAGCCGCCGCACATTGCGCGCTATCTGCGTGTGGAACGCGCGTCAGCGCCGGTGCGAGCCAACCGTGAAATGGCGTTCTTGGCGTCAGCGTTTCAGTTTGGAATCGAGCAGGGCTATGCAACCGCCAATCCCTGCCGCCAGGTGCGCAGGAACAAGGAGCGCCCGCGATCGCGCTGTCCGTCCTGGGAAGAGATCGAGTCTTTCTGCGCCACAGCGGCAAAAAAAGGGCCGTCCTCGCACGTCATTGGCCTTATGGCCAAGTTCATCGCGCTCACCGGGCGCCGCCGCGTGGAATTTCTGGAGCTGCGAAAGGTCGACATGGGGCCGGCCGGCATCACAGTGGGCTTTGCCAAGGCCAAAGCCGGCGACGCGCTACGCAGGGGCTTGATCGAATGGACACCGGCATTGCGCCAACTCTTCGCTGAGCTCGCCCAGATGGATCGTCGCGCTCGGGATGGAAAGTCGGCCATCCCGGAATCCATGTTCGTGTTCACCAACCGTGACGGGCAACCGTATTCCGAGCAAGGCTTTAAGGCCCTGTGGTCGAAGATCATGAAGGATTGGATGGCTGTGCCAGGTCGAGAGCGCTTTACGTTTCACGACCTGCGCGCCTATTACGTCACGGTGTTGGTGGGCCGGGATGAGAACCCGGAAACGCATGCCAACCCAGCAACGACCAGGCGCGTCTATGACCGCCGGCGCGTGGTCAAGATCAAGGGCAGCGCCTGA